TTTTTTAATTTTAATAGAAACTTTGATAGAGGTAGGTAAACTAAAGCCTTAATTGCGCATAACGAGGTCGTGTAACAGGTCGTTTTAATGCCTGTTACATATTGTTAGCATTAGTGCGGATTATTAACAAATAAACTTAATAGAATGAAATTAAAGAAAAAAGAAACAGATATTTGGACAGGAACTTACAAAGGTGTAGGATTTGAAATAAATAATTGGAAAACACCGCCTAATAGTATAGAGCCAAATGAAAAAGATTGTTGGACATACTACATTTACCTACATATTGATAGGATACCAGAAGAAAATAAGCCAAATAGCTACTGGTTAAAAGGTAGAAAGGATGGAAAACGTGTATACTACGATTACTACAAGCATGATGTAATGAATGACCTTGATTGGCATGGTGGAATAACTTGGTATAGTAAAGAGCACGGTTTTGATGGAAGTGGAAAGGTTATAAAAATTGGTTGTGATTACTCTCACTTATGGGATGAAGGACAATATTATAACCTTGATATAGTAAAGCTTGATTGTAAAAGAACAATAGAGCGATTCTTAGAAGAAGTTCCAAATTACAAACATTGGTGTTGTGGCAATGGAAATCTATACAAAATCAATGAGGGAGTAATGAAAGGTGAGCAGTTTTGCAGTAAAGAGTATTGGGGAGACAAAGATTGGTTTAAAGAATTAGAACTACAATCGTAGTATTAATGCTAACATCCGTGCAAAACAGCTTGAGCGAACGTGCTATTATGAGGCACGAATAAAGCATGTGTTTTGAACTTTGTTATCGTTATTTTATACGTAAAAAAAATAAAAAATGTATAAAGTTTTATTTTTAATGTAATTTTGTTATGTAATTGTTTAATTTTGTATTCTACAATAGAACGAAAGCATGTCGGCACCCCTTACCGTAACCACGTCAATAAAAATAACACTGGATGGAGAAGTTTATGACTTCGAAAACAAGCAGTCCCTTTTAGGCGTAACTAGTGTATATAATCAAACCTTTCCAGTTCCGATTACTGAAATAGGAATAGCAACCGTAGCCGCTGAGTTTGCCGCTGGTACGTTCAAAGATTTTAATTTCATTTATTTAGAAAACAAAGACACTGTTAACTTTTGCCAAATAGCATATAAGAAAGCAAGCGGCGATACTGCTTACTATCAATTGGATGCTGGTAGAAGTATTTACTTTTGGAATAATAAGTTGAACGTATCCGAATCTGGAGCAGCATTTGATGCTTTTGTGGATTGGGACTCGGTGCTAGCAAAGGCCGACACGGAAACGATTAGTCTAAAAGTGTTTGGGTGTCAAGTGATATAGCAAGACATGGCCTTCCTCATAAAAAAGGATTATTTCGCTGCAATACGTGAAAATCAATTAGACGTTATACTTAAACAAGCTGGCCAAATCACGGCCATGTCTCCAGAACAGGTAAGGCAAGAAGCGGAAAAAAGAGTGATCGCAAAAATATCTTCGACTATATGTCATAGATATGATGCTAGTTTAATATTCACAGAAGTATTAACGTGGAATGAATCAACTCAATTTAATATTAATGATTTAGTGCAATATTCAGAAGCTTCATACAGCGAAGCTTCTACGTATGCCGTAAACGATTTGGTTAGCTTTAAAACTACGGCAAATGACGTTCTATCTGACGATATATATAAATGCATTACTGCCGTAACATCTCCAGAATCATTTGTGGCAGCAAAATGGACTAAGCAAATAGCCAATAATTTATTATACGTAACAAGACAACCATCAATAGCAATCAAGCCTGGGACTGATTTTATATATGATACCAATTTATTTACTGGCAACCATAGCACCATAAAGGGATGGGATAAAACAAAAGATTTATTCTTTGAGCGTGTCGCGGAAGTGGTCACTATATATTATAGCGCGGCGGATAGATTAAGCAAGAGTAATTCTATTGGACGTATAACAATAGGTGAACAGGTTAAGATATTTCCGACGGTATTACCAATTGAAGCTGGCACGGATACGGAAAACACATTGAGCGGTAATCTGACTGTTATAGGTTTTATGCCAGACGCTCAACAATGGGGCGCAACAGCAACAAATCCGTTCGAGCCAGAAGATAATAGGCACAGTATCATAATTGATATAATGGTCGATCTTGTTTTGTTTAGATTGCATGGGTTAATAAACCCCAGAATGATTCCAGACTTTATTGGAGAGAATAGGGATAACGCTATGGAGTGGTTAAACGATATTAAAAAAGGGGACATAACGCCTAAATTGCCTCTGTTTAGCGACGAGGCAAGAGGTCAGCAAGTAGTATTTGGGAGTGAAAAGAAATTAAATCATAATTTTTTCTCATGCTAGATTGGCTAAACTGGAAGAATATAGGATGGGGTTTTATTGTTATAGCGTCAAGTCCGATTTGGTTGCCAAAGATTTGTTTCGATTTGGGTCTTATGATCTCCGATAATATAAGAAAATATTACACTAAATGATAAAAGATATTAATCATAGGTTTACAAAGGCGGTTCAGAATAACCATAAAAGACAACCTAAAACGGCTGGTGTAATAGAAAAGCTGGAGAAAAGAAGTAGAGCGCGTACAGCAAACGATATCTCCGATTGGTCTTCCGCGCTCAGAATAGCAGAAAAAAGAGACGACCCAGATAGAACAGAGCTAATTCAAATATGGAAAAACATTGAAATAGACGGTCACGTTAGCGGCATAATCACTACCATAAAGAACAAAATAAAGGCCAAGGACTTTTGGTTAATTGACTCGAAAGGTGAGCCAGACGAAGAATCAAAGAAATTATTTGAGAGTAAATGGTTTCAGAAATACATCGATTGGTCAATAGAAGCCCCGTTTCATGGGTTTAGCTTAATACAGCTTAACAATATAACAGATGGCCAGTTTAAGGATATGGAATTAGTTCCAAGGGAATTTGTGCTGCCAGATTTCGGTATAGTTAAAAAGAATTTAACTAGATATTCGAAAGGGGATTCGCATTGGTCTTACAAAGAGGGGGTATATAAGGACTGGTTTGTGTTTATAGGTGAAGATAAAGACCTTGGATTATTTAACAAGATAGCTCCTCAAGCGATATCCAAAAAACATATACAATCTGCACTCTGGCAATTTGTAGAAATATTTGGCATGCCGATGCGGATAGCTAAAACAGATTTAGAAGATCCAGCACAAAAAGCAAATATGATTGCCATGATGACAGACATGGGTAGAGCTGGTTATGCTGTTGTCGGTGGCGAAGATCAAGTGGAATACACGGAAAGCATAAAAGGGGACGTTGCTATTTTTGAAGGTGCTATATCGATGGCAAACCAAGAAATAAGTAAAGCATTTACTGGTGTCTCTGGTATGTTTGAAGAAAAATCTTTTGTCGGTTCCGCCGAAGTACAGGAGCGAGTATTTAAGGAATTAATATTGGCATTCCAGCGGAGCATTATGTTTGATGTTAACGACATGCTAATTCCAAGAATGCAAAAGCACGGAAATTTTCCAGACAGCACATTTTCATGGAAAGCGGACGACTTGCTATCTACTTTGGAAAAAGCCGAAGTTATTACGGGTTTATCTCCGTTTTACGATATTACACCCGAAGAGGTGGCAAAGTCTACTGGAATAGAAATAGAAGCACAAGCGGTAAGTCCTGAAGTTAAGCAAAACGCAATAGCTTCGCAGGTCAATAACTTATATAGCAAGATTAAAAAGGAAATTTAATGTCGAGATCGATCAGCGAAATACAGCAGTCTATAATTGACGAAAAGGAAAACGCAACAGAATTACAGGGGCTATTGCCAGCACCAGATACGTCTCAGAATTTTTTACAAGATATTCAGTCACCCTCCAAGGTGGCTATATGGAGAACGTTTATAAGAGTTATAGCAAGCGCAATCAAGTTCCACGAAGACCTATTCGACGCATTCACAGCCAAGGTAGAAGCCAGAGCGATTGAGATAGTTCCAGGGACTAGTCGCGCGCTTGTAATAATTGCCAAAGCGTTTCAGAATGGGGACTCTTTAGTGTTTGATCCATTGACGGGAAAGTTTAGCTATAAAGATACTACATCGGTGACGGCATTAGCTAAAAAAATCATTACACAGGCAAGCGTAATCGACTCAAATAGAGTTGTCACTTATAAAGTGGCTAAGACTGTTTCATCTGCACCAGCTAAATTATCAGCTTCTGAACTAACTTCGTTTACTACTTATATAGACGAAACAAAAGTGGCAGGAACGAAGACGGTAATAATTACAGACGATGCAGACTTTTTGAAAATCGCCTATACAATAGAATACGATCCTCTAGTGTTGGCGGCGGATGGTAGCTTGATTGACGACGGCACGTTTCCAATCCAAGAAGCAATTAATGGATATATAGAAGGTTTGCCGTTTGATTCAAAGTTTACTGTTCAGGGTTTGACCGATGCAATACAGGCGGCGCGAGGTTCTACTAATGCCGTGGCAGATGTAGTACAGGCACGCGATGCGGTGGCCACGTATATAGATGTATTAACAATAAACACGGAATCATACCAGCCTTTCGCGGGTCACTTCTCTACCGTTGACGAAACGGGGACGGAGGCAGTTCCAGTATATGGCGATATTCCAATACTAACCCCAAGCGATTATGATTCTACTGTAATTTATGGACTGGGCGACCTTTCAAGACAGGGCGGCATAGTATATAAATCCAATGTAAGTATAGCAGTTCCAGAAGCTTTTAATTCGACTAAATGGGACACGGTCAGCAACATAACATTTATTAGTTCATAATGTTTCAAGTAAATTTCAACGATTTAGTCAATCAATTAACTCCATGGTTTTTTAGAAAGCCAAAGTATTTAAAATACTTGTTTTCATTATCCAAGCCATTGTCTGAGCTTAATAATAACGGCGTGCCGATTCAATTTTTCGATCAAAAGAATCAGTCTTTGTATCAATTTACTTTGTTTATTATTAGGTTTTTACAAGTAAACTCGACAACGCTTGTGCTACAGAAGTATTTGAATGAAAGGTGGGACTCTACAAACGAGGGTATCGTTATAGTGAACAATAATCAAGACATACTAGTAAAATTCAAATTTAATTTATCGGAACAACACGTACCAAATTACCGTTATAATGGATGGGACAGTACAGTCGACTATGCTGCATCTGGTGAATTCGTATTGGCGAACGATGGCAATGTATATGAATCTAATACAACGCCTAATTTAAATAGTGAGCCGCCAAGTGCTAATTGGGATTTAATTAGCACCGAAAAGGAATATATATACAACAGAGCAGATATTTATCCTGTTGACTATACTATTAAGATACCAATATTAGTAACAAATCAATTAAATTATAGTAACGAACGATTCATGTCTCTTGTGCAGTTTTTTAATACATCTGGACGAACATATCAAGGCATTGTAAAAGAGACATCGGCGTTTTTATTTGAAAAAACTTAATTATGGATAAATTTATATCAACATCTCTAGGCGGTATTCCCGAAGAACTTAACGACATAAGGTGGCGAATGGGTCAAGAGGACAACCATGCGGTATATCAAGCACTCAATAATTTACTTGGATCTTACGGTAGTAATTTTATAGTGCAGGGCTGCATAGCCGACATAACTGTTCCCACTGTTGCAACAATGACAGAGGGTTGGATTATGATAAATGGCGAACTTTTAAAAGTAGACGCAAATACGGGTTTCGATTCAACCGCAATTCAGTATTTCACCAAGGTAACGACTAATAATCCAGCAGGATTAAAAACATTGCAAAGCGGTGTAACTGCAAACACATATCAAATAAATAGAGGCGTAATTACTGCTTCTTCTGGAAATTTAAGATACGACGGTGCAAGGCTAAGTCGAATCAAAGCCAATACAACTACAATAATAACGCCTACGGTCACTACATCAGGGGTGACATTATTTAGCCTGACCCCATCAGTCACGATGGGTAGCGCAAAAATGAATTTCAGATGTTGGATAGCAGCAAA